GGTTGTGTAGGATCTGTGCTTCCAGAAACCTCTGTGGGCCCGATGTACTTGTGAACATGTATTCCAGTGGAACCCACAACAAACTGCTCGGCAATTATTTTGTCAAAGAATTTAAAATCCGATGTATGCTTACCGTTTTTCCACATTGAAATCCTGGGCATATTATGTTATCTCGTTAGTCATAATACTATTTATCTATAAATTAGTTCTTGACAACGAGGATGCTATAGTGTATAATACTTGTATTAAATAAATAAAGAGAGAACACAATGGCTGGAGCAGACGTAGTTGTAACACAAGAACAGCTAGAACGTACATTAAAATCAATCAACGTGCAAGCTCGGCACCATGGTCTTGACCTGGAGAATGACAGGATTAAAGCATTTATATATCACACCGCTACAATACAGGCGCAACAACATGCCGAAACATTATTGGCATGGAGTATTGTACACAGTGAAATCGAACAATCTACCGTACCTGAGGAAAACATATAATGGCAGTTACAAACATTAAAGCACCACGTAAAACTACAAAGAAGCGCACATCGAAGTCATTGGACCTTCCGTACATTGGGTATTTGCCAGACTGGAGCACAGTTGAAAAATGGGAGAGTGAAAACTTCGCCGTGGCGTTATCGGACGCATTGCGACATTATGGCTACTTCAACGGTGTCAAAGACCTTCGCCCAGCAGTTATCACTTGGATGGCTAACAATGGGTATAATACTGCTGAGGTTAAAGCATACAAGAGCAGTCTGGAATGGCGCACCCCAATGACTGCCTGCAGTTTAGCAGCAGCATATGCCGCGGGCATGCCAGAGTATCCACGAGGAACCGAATATATTAAAGAAGCAATTGCCAAAGCCATTGCTGCTAATGCCCTGGATGGAGTCGAAATTGCTGAAATTGCACAGGATGCCAAGGATAAAGAGCGTAGCAAAAAAACAAAAGCACCAACTATACAGGACCGTATCAATGACAAGGTAAACCTGCATATATTGTATTTTGAAGAAGCATACGAAGATGGCATCATTGAGCGCAAAGAAAAACATTCAGCTCCGGATGTCATGACCTACCTGAAAACCGAAGAAGTGCCTCCTAGCATGGTTACACGCATAGCAGCACACTTTCAAGAGCAACACAACGAGATTTATATGTCTCAAGGTAAGAATGCAGATGAGCAGTTAGCAGAAGCATACAATCATTTAACAAAGGCCGATGTAAAGCGTTTTACGGACTTCTACACGGCGTTACTAGCCGACTTAGAAATGTATAAAGCTGAAAAGAAAGTCTTGGCAGCACCTCGTAAACGCAAACCACAGTCTAAGACTAAGGTTGTTGCAAACTTAAAGTATATGAAGAAGCATAATGTTCTCAAGTTAGTATCTGTTAACCCAGAAACCATAATTGATACAAAGACATTGTGGACTTACAACACTAAGACTCGTAAGTTGGGCGTGTATCATGCCGCAGAATATGATACATTAGGTGTAAAAGGCACAACTATAACAGGATTTGACATTAACACTAGTGTATCCAAGACATTGCGCAAGCCAGCACAGCAATTAGCAGACTTTAAAAAGGCAGGCAAGGTTAAGTTACGAACGTTCATGGAAGACATTAAAAGTGTTGACATTAAATTAACTGGTCGTGTTAATGTGGACACTATTATCTTAATGGCAGTAACATAACAATGTGGGCCAGTGTTACTGCAATACAAGACATAGTTGATTAATGCCTGCTGAAAGTGGATTTTTTGAAATATCGGAATATGACCGCATGCCTGACCGCGAGTGTGTGATGGCGTGGTGGCATTGGACAGATGCAGTTGATATACTGAACCTAGATCCGATTCTTACCAAACTAATAGCAGCGTATAATAAACCTGGCATACTTAGGAGATCAGGTAATACACTGGTGTTGGACCAGTACAGAAACTCGCAAATGGACGAACATAAATGGTATATGTTTGAGCAGCAAGCAATGTGCCAAACACGTATCTACCTTACAACAAACGAACAAGTGGTTTATTGTAGACTTATATCATAATCTAAATTAGATAAATATGTTTATATAAGGAATCAGTCATGGATACAACAGAAGAATTAAAACAAGCACTCGTTAGCCACATTGGTCTTAGATTGGGCGATGGTATGGTCGACGTTGAACTTGATCCAGCGCATTATGAATTAGCTATCACTCGTGCCTTATCTAAGTATAGACAGCGTTCTGCAAATTCAGTAGAAGAAAGTTATGCCGTCTTAGAGTTAGCGCCAGAGCAGCAAACATACACACTTCCACAGGAAGTAATGTCAGTGCAACAGATATTCAGACGTGGCCTGGGCAACTCGCAATCATCCTCCAACTTTGAACCATTCAGCGCGGGCTGGATGAATGCTTATCTCACACAAAACGGCAGACAGGGTGGTTTAGTGATGTATGAGCTGTATAGTGGATTTCAGGAATTGGCAATGCGCATGTTCGGTGGCTATATGAATTTTACGTTTAATCCAACCACCAAGCAATTAACAGTAATGAGAAAAATACCAGTTGGCGCACAAGAAAACGTGCTATTATGGCAACACAATTTTAAACCAGACCAGATTATTATAAGTGACCATATGTCAGGGCAATGGATACAAGACTATTCGTATGCACAGGCTAAATTTATACTAGGTGAAGCAAGAAGTAAGTTTGGTACAATCAACGGCCCTCAGGGCGGAACATCATTAAATGGCAATGATCTAAAAGCAGAAGCCCTTAGGGAAATTGACAAATTAGAGACAGACTTGCTAAACTTCGAAGACGGTTCGTCACCTATGTGGTTTATACGAGGTTAAGCACAGGTCTGCTGCCACAACATTATTGCATTTGGAATTAAACGAACCGTAATATAATTGCCCTGACAGCAGGCGATAAGTATCTACGTGAATATAAAAACCAGATAACATAGTAAAAATACCCAATATTCTATTAGACGTTGAATCAGAAATGCTATACATTGACATATAGCTGCTGAAATAAACAAACAACATTCGCTAATATAGCTGCTTTAGCAGGAGAGAACAAATGAACCAACTAATAGGAATATGTGGGCTGATTGGGTCTGGCAAAGACACTGTTGGTGACATACTAGTAGCCCGGCATGGTTACACTCGGTTGAGTTTTGCTGGTACATTGAAAGATATGACAGCAGTGTTATTTGATTGGGACAGAGAAATGCTCGAAGGAGCAACGCCGGAATCCAGAGCACAACGCGAAGTTCCAGACCCATTCTGGTCAAACAAACTGGGGCGGTCATGGTCTCCACGGATAGCGTTACAATGTGTTGGAACTGATGTTATGAGAAATCACTTGCATGAAAACATATGGCTCAACACAATGGAAAATAAACTACGCAAGCATAATCGCGTTGTAATCACGGATGTTCGCTTTCCAAATGAAATAGCATTTGTTCAGGAGCAAGGAGTAATATGGACGGTTGAGCGTGGAGCAGAACCCGATTGGGTAACGTATGCCAAGTATTATAACTCGCTGGCAGAGGATACTACCGAATTATCTCCCACACAACGAGACAGCGTACACCAAAGTGAATGGGCCTGGGTTGGCACCGAACCCGATAGTCACCTCAATAACAATGGCAGTTTATTCAATTTGGAATGCAAGGTTAATCAATTAACACTAGGTTAAAAATCTGGATGTATAGTATCCTGTTTCCATCCTATGCCTTTGATGGAAATGCTAATGGCACAATTGGCACATATGGATCTTAGGTTAGGCCATTTATTATTCCTCATATCGCCGTCAACGTGAAAAACCGTCATTTGCTCGGGATGGTTACGTTTAAAGTTGCACAAATCACAAGTGGCTTTTAGTTTATAGCCTGATTTCATCCACCCTGGGACAATTACCTTGTATGGATTAATGCATCTTGTGCAAAGAGATCGATAATATATCTTACCATTCTTGTGATAATTGACGGCAGCGGGTCGTATAGTGCATAATTCGCAAATAGGTCTATTCATTGTACTGTTATTTATACTAAGACCTTTTAAAAACCTTTTGCGTACAAAAAATTACACGAATGCTATAAATACCATTATAATTATAACATAGAGGAATAACTATAATGGCATTACTTTCACCCGGCACGCAGGTTACAGTAAACGATGAGAGTTTTTTCGCACCAGCGATTTCAACTTCAATTCCGTATATACTGCTAGCCACAGCCCAAGATAAAACAAACAGCTCAGGAGACATTGCCTCCGGAACTACACTAGCGAACGCAAACATAGTAACACCAGTAACTTCACGACGTGAATTGGTATCATTGTTTGGCAATCCTACATTTACAGCAGCTTCAACAGGCGGCGTAGTACAGGCACACGAATTAAGCGAATATGGTCTTCAAACAGCATACAGTTTACTTGGTGTTACTAGTCGCGTATATGTTCAGCGAGCTGATATCGACCTTGGTCAATTAGCAGGCACTTCCGTTAGACCAACCAATGCACCAGCAAACGGTACATTATGGTTAGACCTAACGCTGTCAGCCTTTGGTTTGTTTGAGTGGAATTCGTCAACTCAATTGTTTACTAAGATCGCACCACGTATTATCACAGCAACAGCTGACCAAACAGCGGGTGTTCCAAATGCTAATATCGGTACAGTTGGTGAATATGCGATTACTACAGTTAGCGCATCTAATCCTGTGTACTATAAGAACAACAGTGGCACATGGGTACTAGTTGGTTCTAACGCATGGTTAACTTCGAGCTTCACGCTTCAAGGTACTATTGCTAGCCCAACATTTGTCATCGGTGATACATTTGATGTCAATAACGCATCAATTACATTAACAGGTACAACACTTGCACAAACAGTAATTGATATTAACACAGTTGGTCCAACCGGCGTTACAGTAGCAGCAACCAACAACAAATTAACATTTTATGTTGCTCACACAGCAACATCCGACGGTTCAACCGCGGATGGTAAACTTTTACTAGACAATCTGGGCACTGGTGATACTGCTTTTAACGTTGCTGGTATTACTGGTGGCACATATAACACATTAGAAGCACAATTGTCTGCACACACAACAGTTCCAGAATGGAAGACATTGGATACAACACCACGTCCAACTGGTAGTGTATGGGTTAAGACAACCTTGCCAAATACAGGCGCAGATTATGTTGTTAGTATATATGACAACATACTAAATGCTTGGACCAGAATAACCGCTCCATTGTATTCATCTAACGCCGCAGCAAACAAGGCATTGGATCTAGTGGGCGGTGGACTTAATATTCCATCAGCTTCATTGTATGTACGTTACGATACAGTAGAAGACGGTACAGCAACAAGCACTGTGTATAATCGCAGCATTAAAGGTGCCACCGTAGTAACTGGATCAGTGGCAAATCCTACATTGGCAGGAAACGAAACATTTACTATTTCAGTATCAGCTAAAGGCAGTAGTGTAATGTCAGCAGCAACAACTATCACAGTTAGTTCGACTGATCCAGCAGCTATGGTTGTTACGGTAATGGGTTCGGCAATTGCTAACTTGGAAGCAACGCAAGACTCGGCTGGTAAGGTTGTATTTACACACACAGCAGGCGGAACAATTGTATTGAAAAATACATCTGGTACAGCACTAGCAACAATGGGATTTAGCAATGCATTGACATTAGTCGAAGACGGCAACGATACAGATTTAATCCTAAGCAACTGGGTAGCAGCTACTTACACAGCATCGTTGTTAAAACCAAGTGTTGATCCAGTAGATGGTACTTATTGGTATGACAGTACAATAACAGATGTAGACATTATGGTACACAACGGTACCATCTGGAAAGGTTACAAGAATGTAACTAATGATGCTCGTAACGCAGATTTATCTAATACGTCGCCAAACGGACCAATTGTTTCAGCTTCGGAGCCGTTAACACAGTCTGACGCAACAGCGATACAGTTAGGCGATCTATGGATCAATACTAGCGTAATCAATGATTATCCAATTATTAACCGTTGGACAGCAATGGGCGCAGGTGTTGAGGCGTGGGTAATAATAGACAACGCAGACGGTACAAGCGAAAACGGTATTATCTTTGCAGATGCACGCTGGGACATTGACGGTACAACCGACACAATAACAGGAACAGCAATTGCAATTACTTCAATGTTAGTAAGCGACTACGTTGACCTAGACGTGCCGAATCCAGCATTATATCCACGTGGTACATTGTTATGGAATACACGCCGTAGTGGTTCTGTTGTTAAGCAATATACTGTAGATTACTTTAACTCTTCAACATTCACTGGTGCTTTGCCAACAGAGAAACATACGTGGAGAACAGTATCTGGACTTAAATTAGACGGTTCGCCGTACATGGGTTCTGGTGCTCAACGCAACATGATAGTACAAGCTATGAAAGCTGGTGTTGACGCAAGTTTAACAGTACGCGAAGAAACTACTACAGTTAATTTACTAGCAGCGGTTGGTTACCCAGAATTAATGAGTAACTTGATCAAAGTTAACACTGATAGAAAAGAAACTTCGTTTATTGTTGGTGATTCACCAATGAAGTTAGCAGCATCTTCATTAGCATTAACTAACTGGGCATCAAATGCCGGTTTAGCTGCTGATAATGGCCCAGACGGGTTAGTCAGTGACAATGCATACTTGGGTGTTTATTACCCATCAGGTTTAACCAATGACCTAGCAGGCAATTCAATTGTAATGCCTTCAAGCCATATGGCGCTTCGTACCATTATAAAGAGCGACAACGTTTCTTACCCATGGATTGCTCCAGCAGGTATTAGACGTGGTAAAGTTGATAACGCTACATCAGTTGGTTATGTTGATTCGTTATCAAACGAATATCAATCAGTTAACATCGGCGCTGGTTTGCGTGATGTTCTTTACACAAATAACGTTAATCCAATTTCAGTATTACCTGGGTCTGGCGTAACAGTATATGGACAAAAGACTCGTCAAACAACAGCATCATCATTGGATCGTGTCAATGTTGCTAGATCTGTGGCAAGTTTGCGTTATGTGCTTGACTTGATTGCTAGACCATTTGTGTTTGAACCAAACGACAAGTTGACACGTGATGAATTTAAAGGTGAAATTGAAAAATACCTTAATGAGTTAGTCACTAAGCGTGCTATCTTTGATTATCTTGTAGTATGTGATAACTCAAATAACACACCTAGCAGAATAGACCGTAATGAATTATGGGCTGATGTGGCAATTGAGCCAGTTAAAGCAGCAGAATTTATTTATGTTCCGCTACGTTTAAAAAACACCGGCGAACTATAACGTTAAAAAGTAGTATATTAAAGACCTCATCCGTGGGGTCTTTTTTTATGTGCAATCAATAAATACATACACACCAGAGTAGGAAGCAATGTTACATGGACAAGAAAATAACAGCAAACAATGAACACAACGACGACCAAATGCTAACATTGCGCGATCGAGTTTTAAAGGTCGAAACTGTGATCGAGTACCATGACAAAGAATTTCAACAAGTAAAACGATCAATAAGCGAACTTACTAAAACTGTAAACCGCAACCAGGACCAAATCCTCACTAAACTCGACAAGTATAACAAAGTATACATGGATTTAATGTACGATTCAATGAAAGAACATGCAGATCATAATGCAGCAATAGTAGCAAGTATTCAAGTAAATAAGAATAATTTTAACAGCCATGTTAGTAAGTGGAAAGCAATTACCTGGGCAGTCTGGGTTACCATTTCAATTACACTGGGTGCTGTTGGTTGGGGTTTATCTACAGCACAGCAGTTGGGTTTTTTCGAGACACGAACAATGCTTTCGCAAGAAGCAAACAATCCAACCACCATAACAGCAGCAGATTCCGATAACCCACGTAGACCACAGTTAAATTAAAATACCCAGAACACTACATTTATAATACACGTATATTATAAATCTACACGGAATACCAATCTATAATCAAAACTGATAAATATTGGCATACATATATATCAGAGGATAATTAAAATGACAGTAGCATCATTAACAAAATTTACAGTGCCATTAGCAAGCGATCAAAGTGCATCTGCTCAAGGCTTATTAATGCCCAAGTTGGGCTATAGATTTCGCGTAGTATTTGAAAACTTTGGAGTTTCAACTCCACGGTCAGAACTTACAAAACAGGTTATGAAATTTGGCCGCCCAGCAGTCTCAATGCCAGTAAAAACAATAGACGTTTATAACAGCAAAATGTACTATGCTGGTAAAGCAGAATGGGATGGCGTATCATGTTCATTGCGCGACGACGCAAGCGGAGCAGTATCTCGTTTAGTAGGCGAGCAAATGCAAAAGCAAATGGATTTCATGGAGCAAGCGTCAGCTGCATCAGGAATAGATTACAAATTTACTACACGATTTGAAGTATTAGACGGTGGCAACGGTAAATTTGCACCAACAGTATTAGAA